AATTCCTTTATTCTCAATGTAATCTCTTCTGGTCAAGTTTATGCATTTAGCAACAGTCTTAGATATGCTAGTGCAATTTGCTAAGTCAGCTTTTTCTGATATTTCTCCTAATGATATATTTTGACCATTAAACATTAATCTTAGTTCTGTCAAATCTTTTATATTATCTTTATTGCAAGCATACCTAATTAAGTTATAGCTTTCCATCATTATATCATCTATGTTAACCCATTCTTGTGTTAGTGTAGTCAATCCTGATATTGTTAGTCTTGTTGACAGTGGTATTCTAACCCCTTTTATTTGCTTTCCAAAAAAGGAATTGTATGATATAAATTCCAATATCCCCTTATAATCTTCTGAAAAGGTTTTTTCTCTAGGCATTTGATTTATGCAATAAATACTTTTTTTTACTTTATTTTTTAGTTTACTTAGAGCCTTTTTTAACAAATATGTATCTTCTTTAATCTCTGTAGGTATTATTTTTCTCAGAACTTCTGATATTTGAGCATCTAAGTATGGTTTTTCTATTAAACACAACAATTTAGGGGCAAGCAATCTTAACATAACTCGGTCGGCATTGAATTTTGTTCCTAATGGAGAAAAACCTGTATCAACTTTTATTAAACCTGGTCTAATTGTACTTTGCATATCAACTGTTTCTAAATTATATTTTGTCATGTCAGTTAACATTTTATAAAATGCTTCTATTTCTGTATTGTAATTGAATATCTTTTTAAAGCATTTTTCAATATTCTCCATTTCTCCTTTTATCAAATTTGTTTCAAAATCATCTTTAATGTTTTGTGTGACTTCAGTTACTATTTCATGATTTACTAACAAATTTATGCTCAGCCATACTTTTCTTATTTCTTGAATGGACATTTGTGAGTAATTTGTTGTTATACACTTGGATTTTGCGGCCCATTTCCCTCTGACAATTCTTCTACTAACATTTTCATAATCTAAAGACCATGCAAATTTCATGTCATTTTTCAAACCAGCAAATTGTATTATATTTCCAATGGTTGTACTTCTATCTATATTACTTAAACATTCTCTTTCTATTTCACTTAAATTTAATTTTTGTATTGTTTCATCAACAAATTCAAATTCTCTTTTATAGGCATTCCTAAATGTGTAACAAGGTTTACTATGTGATGTTTTCCCATACAAAGTTTTATTTAATAGTTGACCCATTAGCCACTTATTTTTTGAAAATCTCCTTAATCTCTCATCATCAAAATCAGCTTCTGTTATTAAATACAACACAGGCAAACAATCAGGAACTCCATATAAACTTAAAGGGCTTTCATAATCTATCTTTTTTATAGGCAAATTGTAAAAATATCTATACATTGATGTTATTATTTTAAGCATTAAGTAAGAAGTTTGTATGTTCCCTCCTATTCGTAATAATTCAGTGCATTTAGATATAGCATTTTTAACATCTTCTACATACCCATCATCAGTTGGTGATATCCTCAAATTCGATGTAAACTTCCCAAGCTGTGGAATCATATTTCCAGATAAATATAAAATGCTAATGGTTTCAAAATATGTTGGAGATATACATGATTTCTTTTTACTCAACATGTGATTGCATGATTTCATTATTATCTCGTGAATACAAGTTGTAACAATTAATGATGAAAAGTTTTGATTGTATGATTTGCCTCCACTATCATCACTATGTGCTATAAGATCTATAGAGGACATATACTGCATTTTTTTGTGCTTATTTTGAATGCCAACCATTCTATTTACTAAATATCTTGTATATAATTGACATCCTGCATGCATTAAAGAGGATAAATAGTTAAACATTCCCATCATAAATGAATGATGCATAACAGTTTCGAATAGCTTTACTTCATCAACTTCTTCCAATGTTCTTTTCTTTTTTGATATCTTTTTTATCTTTTTTACCTTATGCATGTAACCTTTAAATCTTTTTTCAAAATCCTC